AGCATTCTTTATCGGCGCTATTCGCAAAATGGCGGGCGCGTTTGTAGAGTTTACTTGGACAGTTGCCGACGGCCTCAACAGCCTATTCGGAACAAGCCTGCAAGGCGCAAGCGCAGTCATAACTCAAGAGCTTGGGGCAGCCCAAGTCGCAGCCGAGAACTTAGCAGCGGCGTCTACAGCCGCAGCGAGTGCCGCAAAAGATGGTTTTTCTGAACCTTTAAAATCGGTCCAGGCGTTGCGAGACGTAATGACGGAAAGCGCAGAGGCTACAGAGAACGCAGCCGCCGAAGCAGAGGCCATGAACGAGGCACTGGAGGACATCGGAGGCGACGGCACCACAGGCACTGGCGGCGGCTCCGCAGGCAAGGCTGCGGCTGCACTAGAGGAAGCCACCACGTTTGCGGGCGGGTTTGCCGAGGCAATGGCAGACGGCACGAAATCAGCCGTTGAAATGGGGCGCGAGTTGGGCGGGGCGCTGTTGAACGGGATAGGCAGCGTGTCGGATGCGTTTGGTGACTTTGTGGCACGAGGCTTCAAGGACTTCAAAGGATTTGTGCGGTCGATTTTGGACAGCTTCAAATCCATGTTGGCGCAGATGATCAGCATGGCGGTTCGCAATCGGATCATGATCGGTCTGGGCATCTCTGGCGGCGGCGCTGCCGGTGCCGGTGCGGCCTTGGCCGGAGGTCAGGGCGGCGCTGGGAGCATGCTGGGAGGGCTACGGAAAATCGGCGGTATCGGCTCGGCGCTGGCGGGCGGCTTTACGAACACCCTAGGCGCGCTAGGCGGTGGCATCGGCAATATGTTTACGTCCATCGGCGGGCAGCTTGGTGCAGCCGCCACGGGCAGTCTGACGGGTATTGCGGGCGCTGTTGGCGCGGTTGCGGTCCCACTTCTGGCACTCGCTGCGGTGTTCAGCTTCTTCAAAAAGAAAACCAAAGAACTTGACGCTGGCATAATGGCAACGGTGGATGGCATGGGCACACTGGTGCAGACGTTCAGCGTCATCCAGACGAAGCGCTTCTGGGGCCTGTCTAAAAAAGTGCGGACGCATATCAACGACGCCGACGAAGAAACGACCACGGCAATCACGAATATCGTGGACACTCTGCAAGGCGGCGTGCTGGCATCGGCTGACGCGCTGGGCATTGCGGGCAGCACTTTTGACAACTTCGCGCACACGATGCGGATCAGCACGCGCGGTCTGAGCGAGGAAGCTGCAAACCAAGCCGTCCAAGACGCGCTGATGGGCATGGCCGATGCTATGGCCGGCATGGTCGATGGGCTGTCAGGGTTTGCCATTGCAGGCGAGGGTTCAGCGGCCACGCTGGAGCGGCTGGCGACAAGCCTGGTGGCGGTCAACGGATGGATGGGCAACTTCCGCATGAACCTCTACGACGTGTCGCTTGCGGGCGGTGGCGCAGCGGCGGCGTTCGTTGCGCTTTTCGGATCGCTCGAAAACTTCAACGCGGTATCGCAGTCGTATTATCAGAACTTCTTTACTGACGCGGAACGCATCGCGCGGGCGACGGAATTGCTATCCATCGAAATGCTGGCGCTGGGCATCAACACCCTGCCGTCCACGCGGGCTGCGTTCCGGGCGCTGGTGGATGAAGCGGACGCGCTGGGGGATAGCGGACTGGTGGCGTCTCTGATGCAACTGTCGCCAGCCTTTGCAGAGATCAGCGCTGGGGCCGACGCGCTGGGGGACAGCCTGCGGTCGCTGGTCAATGAGGATCTGTTCGCAACCGGGCAAGACTTTGCCCGCGCCCTGTCACGGGCCAGCAATAACCAGTCGTTTACGCCCCTGCAATCGGATGCGGAGTTGCGCGCAGAGTTGCGGGCGATTAACGTGAGCATGGAACGGCTGGTGTCGTCGTCGGAAATCACGGCGGGCAATACCGGGCGCGGGGCAGACGCGGCAGACGATACGCTGGCCTTCCAATTGGAGCAGACACTATGAGCCTGCGGATCATTGAACCGTTCGCAATAACGGAAAGCAATATCGACAGCACCAACGTCACGCTGGAAACGGCATGGACGGCTGGCACATATAACCTTGGCGACGTGCGGCGGGTGGGTGAACGGTTGTTTGAGGTATCGGCTGCCAGCACCACGCAAGAGCCGGGTCTTGCCGGATCCACTGAGTGGTTTGACGCTGGACCGGCCAATCGTTACGCGGCGTTCGATCTGCAATTCGGCGCGGATAAATACCGCGTGATCGACACGATCACGAGCCGCGCGGACAGCATCACCTACACGCTGGAAGGCTTGCCGCGACTTTCGGCTATGGCGTTCTTTGGATTGCAGGCCACACAGATCACAATCGTCGGTACGCTGGACACAACGGGCGATGTGGCAGACGTGACATACAATTTGCAGGACTCGACGCCTTACCTCGGATCGTTCTGGCGCTGGTTTTTCGCGCCGCAATCGCTTGGGCGGTCTTATGTGACGTTTGATTTGAACATTCCAATCGGCGCAACGGTGGTGGTGACAATCACGAACACAGGATCAACGGCAGCGGTCAGCACGATTGCCATGGGAATTGCGGATTCATATGGGACGGTTGAGACGCAATCAACGCGCGGCCTGCGCAGTCGATCCGTGAAGAAAACCGAAGGCACCCTGACATCGCTTTTGCGCCGCACGCCTGCATCGCGGATCGGCTATCGGGTGCATCTGGATAGCTACACCGCCGCGCCTTTCTGGCGCACGATAAACGATCTGGACGGGGTGGCGGCGGTATTTGCCGGACCTGATGACAATCCTGAGTTTTTGGCCTATGGTTTCGTTAGCTCTTGTCAGACAGTCGCAGACGTGCGCGGCATAACAAAAGTACAACTTGAAGTGGAAACGCTATGACAGCGCCAGTAATCAGACAATTCCTTGGAACCATCCCGGACAAGGGGCAGTCACAGACGGCGTTTGACACGAACGTCGATGCGTTTCTTGACTGGCAGGCGCTGCAATTCGCGCCGGACTTGGTAGCGTTTGGGACATTTGCCAGCAGCACGGCGGCTGCATTGGTGGCCGCAAACCTGCCGTCGCTTACCGGCAATGAGTTGGACGCGCTGCGGGTGAACGCGGCGGCTGACGGCGTTGAGTTTGTGGACGTAACGGCGCAGGGCTGGGCCTTGCTGGACGATGCAGACGCGGCGGCGCAGCGGGTGACGTTGGGGCTTGGTACCGCGGCCCTGATGGTTGACAGCGCCGATCCAGATTTGACCGTTGCGCCAGATGGGGCATTGCGGCGCGATATTGCGGCGGCGGCGATTGCTGCAGGTGCTACAATTCGAAGCGCACAAATCTTTACGGCATCCGGGACTTGGACAAAACCCGCAGGCTTGCCCGACGATACTCCCGTGACGGTCGATATGTGGGGCGGTGGCGGTGGCGGTTCCACTGCGTCTTTCGGCGGCGCTGGGGGCGGTGGAGCGTTTGTACGGCAAATTTTTCGTGCATCAGACCTTGGCGCAACTGAGACAATAACTATCGGCGCAGGCGGCGCTACTTTGAACCATGGAGGAAACTCCACGTTTGGTAGCCTTTTGACAGCTTACGGCGGCGGTGGCGGTGGAACTGGCGGTGGCGGTGGAACTGGCGGCGGCGAAACTCAAGCGGGAAGCGCAGGTGGATTACCTGGCGGCGGGGCGGGTGGTTCGTCGGGCGGTGCATCTGGCACAATTTTTGGCGGCGGCGGGGGTGGCGCTGCCAGCGGCGGGCGTTCGGTTTTTGGTGGCGGCGGCGGTGGAGGCGCAACGGGCGCTGGCGGTGGCGGGGTCAGTGCTTACGGGGGCAACGGAGGCGATAATAACGCGGCTGGTTCTGCGCCCGCTGGCGGCGGTGGTCGCAATGCTGCAGGCGCACGGGGTGAGTGCCGTGTTTATATCTAAAAGGATCAAGCCATGAAAAAAGCAGATATTCAAAACGGCGCAATTGCCAATGTGATCGAAGTTGATCCTGACAATGTACCGGATTGGGCAGCCGACTGGCCAACAGTCACAAACGAAGGCCCCGGCTGGCTTTATGACGGCAGCACATTTTCTGAGCCTGTACCGACAGCGGAAGAAGTCGCGATTGAACTCGCACAAGCTCGCGCCGCCGCTATTGCCGAAGTGGTGGCAGAAACAGAGCGCAAGCGGTTGCAGGTTATCCACGACGCCGTGGCAGTCGATTTCAAAGACGTCAAGAACGTGAAAGATGTGGCGGGCAAACTGGCGCTGATAAAAGCCGCAAACACCAAAGCAGAAAGCCTGAAAAAATGACGCTGAACGATTTGAATATCCGCATAGATGACCTGATCATGATCGGGACGTTTATCGTCTTTGCGGCCGGGGCTTACTGGCGCGTCATGGGTAAACTCAGCCATTTGGAGGCAAGAAATGTGAGCGCCGATGGCAAGATCAGATCGCTGTGTGATCAGCACCAGAAAATGAGCGAACAGCACAACACGCTTTCAAAGAACGCCGCTGTCACCGAGTCCAAACTTGACGGGATGATCAAGGTTCTGGACCGGATCGAGCGCAAACTGGACAATCAGCACGAGGTGGGAAAATGAGAAAAATCAACGAAATCATTATGCACGCAGCCGCCACGCGGCCCAACTGGATGGCGCGCAACCAGCATCGAACTCACAGGATAGGAGAACCACATGACCAAGTACAACAAAGGGCTGCTCGACGCAGCCGGGTCTCACCTCGGCCTGACTGAGTGGGCGGGCGCAAAACACAACCCGGTGATCATGGAGATGTTCGACACGGTCGGACACGCGTGGGTCGACGATGACGAGACGCCGTGGTGCGCCGCCTTCGTGGGCGCGGTGCTGGCGCAGCTCGGCCTGCCGACCACCCGCAAGCTGAACGCCCGCTCGTACTCCACCTACGGCGCTGCCGTCTCACCGCAGCGAGCGGTGCCGGGCGACATCGTCGTGCTGTGGCGCGGGTCGCCTGAAAGCTGGATGGGTCACGTCGCTTTCTTCGTCCGATATGAGGGCAGCCGCGTCGTTCTGCGGGGCGGTAATCAGGGCGACGCTGTGACCGACGCGGCCTATCCGGTCGACCGGATCCTCGACGTGCGCCGGGCGGACGCGTCCGAACCTGCGGGCGCGCTGCCCACCCTGCGCGAGGGGGATCGTGGGAGCTGGGTCCGCAACTGGCAGGCCGAGCTGCACAACCTCGGCTATTTCCCGGGTGAGCAGGATGGCAATTTCGGACCCCACACCCTCGCCGCGACGGTCGCGTTCCAGTCCGAAAATGACCTCACCACCGACGGCGTCGTCGGCCCCAAGACGTGGGCCGCGATGAAAGACCCGGTGTACCGGCGCACGCGGCCTGTCAGCATGGGTGACCTCGATGGCAAGAGCCGCACGGTGGACGCCGCCAACAACGGGCAGAGCGTCGTGACGATAGGCACCAGCCTCGCCGGTGGCGCTGTCCTCGTGGGGCAGGCCAACGAGGCTGCGGCGATCCTGCAGCAGGCCGAGACGGCGATCGATATGGTTCGGGGCGTAGGTCCGACGATCCTGATCGTGGGGGTCATCTTCGCGGTCGGCGTCGGCGCGTGGTATCTCTTCGGCCAGATCAAAAAAGCCCGGCTGGACGACGCCCGCACCGGCGCGAACATGAGTATCTGACGTGGGGGATCTGACCACCATCCTGCAGCTGATCGGGGCAGGCATCATCGCAGGTGGCGCGCTGGTATGGCGCGTCACCGCTTTCCTGCGCAGGCGCAAGAACGCCGAGATCAAGCAGCTCAACGACTATGTGGAAACAAGGAAGCGGATCGATGAAGTGGATGACGTTCATGGCGATGACCCTGATGCTGCTCGGCGCTGGCTGCACGAGCGTGGTCAGCGATAGGGCGATCTGTGACGGCACGTTCGAGGCGCGTGCCGCTCACGCGGCAGCGTTGGCGTTGGACGGTGGGGACCGGTCTGTGCTGACCGGCGCGGATCTGATCGGCGCGCTCGACGCGGGCTGTGGCGAGGCCTGACCGAACACCTCGATGATCTTGTTGACGACGTCCTGATAGCGCCCCGCGTTCAGGGCGTTCGCCACATACCCGTGGCTCATCCCCAGCGCCCGCGACAGCGCGGACCTCGACGGGTATGTCACACCGGCCACCGTGATCGGCTTCGCCTTCCAGCGGCTGTGAGAGTGGCTGCCGGATCCGACGCCGATCCTGTCCTCAGTCCCCGCCGCTAGGTGGCGGTACACGCAGGCGCGGGTGACGCCAAAGGCCAGCGCGGCAGTGGCGGCGTTCTTGTAGACCTTGCCCCGGATCCTGATCGGCATGGCCCGGGCGGTCATCCCCGCCTTCCCCATGCCCACGGTGGCGAGAGTGCCCCGTACGACGGCGGCGCGGATCGTCGACGGGTTGACGCCCAGCGCCTTGGCCGCCGCGTACTGCGACGGGTAGGTCACGCCCCGGATCTTGAGAGGCTTGGTCATTCGATCACCTCCTTGAAATAGTCCGCGCGGGCCTCGGCCAGCTGGTGCAGGGCGTGTGCCTTCTCAGCTGGCAGCCGGTCCACTGCAGGGGCAAACGTCCGCATCACGGCGTGGACCGCCTGCGCGGTGGCGGCTTGCAATAAGTGCTGCTGGATCGTCGGCATGTCGGTCATCTGTCAACCTCGCCGTCGCCGTAGCCGTCGCCGTCGCCGTCGCCGTAGCCGTAGCCGTAGCCGTAGCCGTAGCCGTAGTCGTAGTCGTAGCCGTCGCCGTCGCCGTAGCCGTAGCCGTAGCCGTAGCCGTCGCCGTAGTCGTAGCGGTCGCCGTAACCGTAGCCGTCGCCGTAGCCGTAGCCGTAGCCGTCGCCGTGGCGGTCGCGGTAGCCGTAGCCGTCGCCGTCGCCGTCGCCGTCGCCGTAAGCACCAATGGCCCCATCGAGATAGGGCCATTCCTCGGGGCGCAACAAAGGTCGAATCTGGCTGGCAGGCATTGCGGCGCTCACATGCCCCGCAACGCGGCACAGCACCTTGTGGACACCATCAACGCAAGCACCTGCGCGGATAATGTCATCCACGGTCAAGACAGGATCAGAATCCAGATCCAGCATCACGCAGCCTGCCATTTCGCCCACGCATCATCAGTGATGGAAAAAATTGCAGTGATGTCCCGCAGTCCGGGAATGTCGGCGGTCGCGCTGATGCGGCTGAGACTGGTAGGGCCTGTCTCGCACAACTCCATTAGGCCCCTTGTTGTGCCAAACTTGATCGCCATGCGCGCGCATTTCAGCGCCACAAGTTCAGCAGACATATCCTGATCGAGCGGAACGAGTCCGGCAAAGACGCCGCGATGCTTGGTCGTGATCAGAACGGGTTTCATATTGTCAGCCATTTGGGTTCTCCTATGATGGCGGTGGGTTGGTCTTTTGTTTTTGACTGCGCGGCGGCGCGGAACATGGATGCGTCTATCACCACTGCACCACATGCGGCTGAACCGCGATTGTGTGAGCGATCTTGCCTGGCGTCTGCGCGACGGTAATGCCCAAGCCGAGCGCAAGCAGGATGACGGGGAAAATGCTGATGATGTTGCGCAGGGTCATGTCAGTTGCCCCCGCCGAGAATGAAGGTCGCGCCCACGCCCCACGATGTGTCGCCGTCGAACGACTGCCCAATGACGACATACACGTCAGAGCGGTCGCTGATCCCATAGCGGGCACCCAGCGCCACGCCGTCAGCGCCGTTGGCATCGCCGCTCAGGCCAAACGCGCCGGTCCACTGGCCTTTGATAGGGGTGCGGGTTTGCAGCGTGGCAATCGCGGCCAAACCGTCGATGCCGTCACGGCCGTTGATGCCGTCAGTACCAGCGGGGCCAGCAGGTCCGAGAATGGCGATAGGAACAGGCTTCGGCAGTTTCGCGCCGTCAGCATCAGCCTGCGTGGCGAAAAACGCGCCCAGGGCGAGCGTGGCGGCGATTGTGATGGCGATGGTTTTCATTGGTTCGTTCCTTTGGTTGGTTGGTGTGTTTCTATAACCTACAATTACCCGCTATTGCCGCCCGCGTCAAGCGTCAACCTTAAAAAATCGTCAGCGGTGCAACAGAACCCGCCGACACCGCCGAACCCCCGGACGGATTGCAGGAAAGCAGACTGGGCTTGGCCGCGCTTGTCGCCGGGCGTCAGGTGCCAGCCGGGCTTTTTGGTTTCAACAGCCAGGAACACGCCAAGCGTTTTGCCGACGTGTGACGGCTGCACCAACACGGGCAACAGCCCGATCAGATCGGACGACTTCCACCGTGCGTTCAGGGCGGGCGATTCATTGCCCAGCCCGAACCGGATCAGGCGGCCCGTCTGGTCGGTGCAGCCCCCGTTATTATTTCGCCAGATCGGCACACCGGCCCGGCCCGCTGCCAAACGTATCTGTGCCGCCGCCACCGCCTCACTGTGACTGCCCGTAGGGGCGGGCGAGGGCATGACGGGGCTCAGGATAGCCGTGAGTTCGGCAAGGGCCTGTGCGGGGACGTGGTGGCCCCACCGCGCCTGCCAGTCTTTGAGGGTCATGCGCCCGTCCACCGCATCGACATGAGCGTGCCGCGTAGGCGGGCAGACGCTACAAAATCCACCCGGATCGGATCGCCCTGCGTAGCGCCGCCTGTCAGCCGGACGCCCTTGCCCTTATTGATCACGTCAGCGGCTTTGATTAGCTTGCCCAGCACGGCAGGATCGTAGCACAAGCTGGACGTTCCGCCGTCGCCCTTGGCCACCACGCGCCGCCAGTCGGGATATGTGGCGTCGATGCGCGTAAATTCCAGCACGCCGGTGCGGGACATTTCGCCGCCTTCTCCATCGTTGATTACAAATTGCAGGATCCCTGTCGTGATGTCGCCGTAAACCCATAGATCGCCGCCAGACGCCTTGGCTTTGAACGCCTTGTCGGTTGCGTCACAGGACAAGATAAACCCCGCGCCTTGGGGCGTGCCGGTCGCGCCGGGCATCCGTGGCGCGTCCATGCCTTGCGTGAAACATTCCGTGCCGACGTGGCAGCCGTCTGGCAATTCAATCGTCATCATCTGGTGGCCGTCCAGCGCTACCAGCTTGTCAGCCTCGATCAGCACGCCACACAAATAATAGCGGGTCTGTTCGGTGCTGATACACTGGAACGCTGCCCGCAGGTCATCGGCGGGCAGGAAAAACGTGGTCGGGGTCGGCGTGGGTGTGATGGTTTTCATTTGGTGTCTCCGGTTTGGTGATATATTTACAAGATCCACAACAACACGAGGGACGCCCAGCCCAGGGCAGTTGTGATGATGACCCAACCAAGCATCCGGGTGCTTCTGTATTGCTCGCGGTCGATGTCCTCCTGCGACACCAGTTCGGGGAAGGATGTGCAGCGCGCCCATTTAAGTGCCGCGTCGATTTGTTCGGGCATCGGGTGCGGTGCAGGGCGGGCCGGTGTGACAGCGCAAGCGTCCTGGGGCCGTACCGCTTTGAACCGTGCCCACAATTCCGCCTCACTGTGCCGGTCCATCCGGCGCGCGTTGTGGCATAGCTGGTAAAGGTGTGTCGGCATGGCTTTGACTCCTATCTGGTCGGCGATACGGCGGCCAATGCGCTTGGGGATGGCAGTGCCGGGGTTTTTGTGCGTTACAGCCTGCACGTCCCCAAGCAACTTGGCCAGCGCATAGAGTTTGCTGCGGAATTGGCTGATCATCAAATATTACTCCCAAATTCGCCATGATATTTTTCGCTTGCTGCGCAGTAAACTTCGTAAGCTTCTTCTTTGCTAAGATAGCATCCTAGGTAAATCG